GGTAAACCTGAATTAGTAACCACAGATATTTCAACATTAGATACTTCAACTGCTAACACACTTACAGATAGAGTAAATCAAACTCCTACTAAAGAAGGCTATGATGGATATCTATTGGGAGATGGTGTTCCACCTAATGGTGAACAGTTTGGATTTGGCATATCATTTCCAGCACAGTCCGATAAAGGCAGTTATTTTTTAAGAACAGATTTTTTACCAAACAGATTATTTAGATACGATGGTGGTCGTTGGGTTAAAATGGAAGATAATGTGCGTATGACATTATCTAACACTGACACAAGAAGTAATTTAAAAGGCACATTTGTAAACAATACTAAAACATCAACCATTGCTGGAGAAACTGTTACAGAAAGACAGAGTTTATCCAAAGCACTCAGACCAAAGGCGGATAATTAATGCAGTTTTTCTACGACGGACAGATTAGAAGATATATTACTCAAATTATTAGACTGATGAGTAATTTTTCATACAAAGATGGTAGTGGTAATTTAAAAACAATACCTGTTATGTATGGTGATATTTCTAGACAGGTTGGACACATCATAAGAGACAATTCAGAAAACAAACTGCCTTCAGTACCAAGAATGGGAGTATATGTTACGAATTTAGAAATGGATAGAACTCGTTTGTCTGATGCTAGTTTTGTAAGTAAAATTCATATCAGAGAAAGAGCATACGACAGTAACAATAATGAATATCTAAATACACAAGGCAAAAATGTTACTGTGGAACGTTTAATGCCTACACCATACACACTGACATTAAATGTGGATATTTGGACATCAAATACTGAACAAAAATTACAAATAATGGAACAAATAATGATGTTGTTTAATCCATCATTAGAAATACAAACCACAGACAACTATGTGGATTGGACGAGTTTAAGTGTGGTCGAATTAGCAAATATTAATTTTTCTTCTAGAACTATTCCACTAGGTACTGAAACAGAAGTTGATGTTGCTACATTAGGATTTACAACTCCAATATATATTTCACCTCCTACAAAGGTTAAGAAACTTGGAGTTATTACTCATATAATCACAAGTATATTCAATGAACAATCTGGCAATATTGATCTAAGTCAAACAATGCCAGAATTAAAAGCATATCAAGACGGTTATGAAAACAGTATTAAATTAGATGACAAAGGTAATGCTGTTAGAAAAGACACTGATGCTGTATTAGGCACAACAGGAATTAATTATGACATCTATGTGTTAGGCAGTGTGGCACAAATAGTAACCAAAGGTGTAATAGGTGGTTTAGTATGGAATGGCAATGTCGACACAATACCTAATTATAAAAATGGATTGAGTAAAATTTATCTCAACAGAGAAGGTATAGATGCTCAAGTAGTGGGCACAGTTGCTATCAACGAAAGCAATCCTTATCAACTATTAATAGACTGGGATGAAGATACATTACCCACAGACACGGTGATTGTAGGCCCAGGTACAACAAGTGGATCAGTTGATTTTATAGTGGATCCTACAAAGTTTGATCCATCAAGTGTTAAGCAAACTGGTAAAAGATTATTATTATTGAAAGGCATTGGAAGTGCTGATAACGTCGACGGAGCAGATGCTTGGAAAGGCGACAGCAATATCGATTTAGTGGCAGGCGAAAATGATATTATTGAATGGAATGGAACAAATTGGCAGGTTATTTTTGATGCCAGTGCCAATCCAGCAACAGCAAGTAATTTCAGTATCAAATATATTACCAATTTAAATACCGGTGTGCAGTACAAATGGAATGGTACAGAATGGTTATTATCATTCGAAGGCGAGTATCGAAAAGGCACCTGGAAGATTCAATAGTCACATAATTAATTACATGAGCAATAAAATTGTAGGGTGCGGGGCACTCTTCTATACACTAGACACAAAACGTTTTTTATTATTACACAGAACCAAAAGCAAACAGAACAATGTTTGGGGATTAGTTGGCGGAACCACTACCACAGATCAAAATTTGTGGGAAGGACTTCAAAGAGAAATCAAAGAAGAAATTGGAGAACAACCAATCAGAAAAACCATACCTATGGAAACGTTCATTAGTAATGATGAAAACTTTCTGTATCACACATATCTTTGTGTGGTTGAAAAAGAATTTATTCCACATTTAAACACAGAACACGATGGATATGCTTGGGTAAGTTTTGGCAATTGGCCCAAACCGTTACATCAAGGTTTACGCAAAACTTTTCAAAATAAGACTAATCAGATTAAATTAGACACTGTGTTTAAAATGTTAAGATTGATCAAATGAAAATAATTGGCGATGTTATGTTGGACATATGGGTGCAAGGAGATTGTACCAAAGTGTCTCCTGAAGCATCTGCACTAGTATTAAAAGAATACACACGTAATCACAACGTAGGAGGCGCTGGAAACCTCGCTTTAAACCTGTCAAATCTTGGCGCAGACACGCATCTGTATGGATCGGTGGGCAACGATGCCCCAGGACATAAAATACAGGAAATTTTACTAGAAAACAGCATTAAAACCTACCTATGTCAGGATGGTTCTGCAACCACTACCAAAACACGTATGATAGGACCTGATGGACAGCACCTGTTAAGACTGGACAAAGAGGAAGAATACACACGCGATACACCACAAGAAACTTTACTTAAAAATTTACAAAACAATGACATTGTTATTATTAGTGATTACAACAAAGGTGTTGTTAAAGAACATCTAGTGAGACGTATTCAAGACAAAGTCAAAAGAATTTATGTAGATCCCAAGCAAGATCCCAACATTTATTACGGCTCATATTTGATTAAACCCAACATGAAAGAATACGAAAATTGGTTTGGTAAATTTGATCCACACACAGCAGACATAAAAAGAATACATCACAATTGGCAATGGTTAATTGTTACCGATGGTGCTAATGGTATTCATGTTGTGGGAGAGAACATATACAAACACATCACAGGAGATGCTGTTGAGTTGGCAGATGTCAGTGGTGCTGGTGACACAGTATTAGCAATCATTGTTTATTATCATGAACAAGGCAGTTCAATGATAGATGCTTGTGAAAAAGCATTGAAAGGTGCAAGTAGAGTCGTACAACACAGAGGAGTTACTGTGGTTAAAAAAACTGATATCGAAGATAGAATTGTTTGGACCAACGGTGTGTTTGATATACTACACAAAGGACATTTAGAACTTTTAAAATTTGCCAAACTGCAAGGAGACAAATTGATTGTGGGTATTAATTCAGATGCCAGTGTAAAAAGATTAAAAGGAAACGATAGACCTTTAAACAACACATTAATCAGAGAACAACAGTTGCTACAATTACCATGGGTAGACAAAGTGGTTGTGTTCGATGAAGATACTCCTTTAGAAGCAATTAAAATACATCAACCTAATGTGATAGTTAAAGGTGGAGATTACACGATAGAAACCACAGTGGGTAATGATATGGCTGAAGTTGTAATATTTCCAACTGTACAAGGTTTTTCAACTACAAATATATTAGAAAAATTTAAAAATGGAAACTAAAATAGAAAAAAGTAAATTGATTTGTACAAATGTTTTGAATCAAAAAGCATTTGATATTTTACAACAACAATTAACTTCTGATAGATTTCCTTGGTTTTACAATGACCACGTTGTGGACACAAAAGACATGATGACTGATACAAAATATCAAGTACAATTTGTGCATTGGTTCCATCAGAATTCCACGGTGATAACTTCACATGAAAATTGGCAGATGTTGTTCCCTATTTTTGAGATACTTCAACCTTACAGTTTTATTAGAGTAAAAGCAAACAATATACCAGGAAATGACAGCCAAGTATCGCACGGATTTCACACAGATACCACAGTGCCTTTAAGTTGGACAGCAATATATTACGTTAACACAAACAATGGATATACAGAATTTGAAGACGGAACTAAAATAGATAGTGTAGCAAATTCTATGATTATATTTCCTAGCAATAAAAAACACAGTGGATCAACTTGCACAGATAAAAGATCAAGAATCAATATCAATATTAATTTTATGACTGACAATACAAATAAGTTAGTTAAAGATATCTGGCCTGAAGAATTTAAAAAAATAGTGGAAACTTGGATATGAAAATTTGTGTAACAGGTTCAGCAGGATTTATTGGACAAAATTTAGTTAATCATTTAATGGATCAACAACATGAAGTAGAATGTTTTGAATATGTTCCTAATCGATTTCCTGATCCTAGTCAATATGATTGGGTTATTCATTTAGGAGCAATCAGTTCAACCACAGAAAGAGATGTTGAATTGATCATGGATCAAAATTATGAATACAGTCTAAAACTATTACAAATGTGTGATACTATGGGCACTAATTTTCAATATGCCAGTTCAGCCAGTGTGTATGGCAACACAACTCATTTTAAAGAATCTGGACCATTATATCCACAATCACCGTATGCTTGGAGCAAATATCTATTTGATAGATTTGTTATGCAGGCAATGGGAGATTTTAAAGTATTGGTACAGGGTTTTAGATATTTTAATGTGTACGGTGCTCACGAAGAACACAAAGGTAATCAAGCATCTCCCGTAACAAAATTTACTCAACAAGCCAAAGAAACAGGAGTGATTAAAGTTTTTGAAAATAGTGATCAATACAAAAGAGATTTTGTTTGTGTAGACGATGTATGCACAGTACATAGTCAAATGCTACAACAAGATGTTAGTGGAATATTCAATGTGGGAACAGGGGTGCCAACATCCTTTCAATCTGTGGCCGATTCTGTTGCCAAAAAATATGGGGCCAAAATAGAAACCATACCAATGCCAGCAGAACTCAAAGGGCAATATCAGTCTTACACCTGTGCAGATTTGACACAATTAAATAAAAATGTTACAATACAATTTAAAACAGTTGAGCAATATCTAAATGATTAATAAAGAAGGACAAGTTAAAAAAGGTTGGGGTTACGAATTAATATGGGCGTCCAACGACAAGTACTGTGGTAAAATCATGGTATTTGAAAAAAGAGGTGCAAAATTTTCAATGCATTTTCATAAAACCAAAGACGAGACTTGGTTTGTAAACGAAGGTAAATTTTTACTCAGTTACATAGATACAAAAACAGCCACACTGTTCACAAAAGAATTAAAAGAAGGTGAAACTTGGAGGAACCTTCCTTTGATGCCACATCAAGTTCAATTGTTAAGTGAAAGAGGCAGTATAACTGAAGTTAGCACTGCTGACGATCCTGAAGATAATTACAGAATCATTCCTGGTGATTCTCAAAAAATACAAAATAACGAATAGTTTTTTACGCTTGTGCTTCTGACCAACGAAGTGTTACCGTACCTGAAACATCTCCTGTACCAGCAGTTCTGAATACGTTGATTGCTAATACGTCCGGACCGTTCGGGAATGTACCTCTACCGCCCAGTGTAGTGTTTGTTAACACTTTGATTTTGTCTAGAGCCAATGTTGCTCTTTCACCTGGTTGGGCAATGAATGAGAATATTGTTTCACCTGGTTGTGCATATGGTGGATTACCAAATTTGAATGTAATCGAACTTGCCGCCGAAATTGTTCCACTAAACGTTTGGTTAAATTCAACTCTGTAATATTCTGTTGAACCAAACACAGTTTTAGCATACACCTGTTGTACAGTTGTGCCTGGTGGAAATTCTGTAGAGACTGAAGTGTCTACTTCTGTACCACTTGTAGCACCTGCGGCTTCCCATGATGCAGGATCAAAGAACAAGTAGTTTGTTCCTGTTAGATCACCACCATAAGAAAAAGTAACTGCTTGTCCTGCCGATATTCCTGTGTGTCTATTTGAGAATCTTACAAAGTAGTAAGATCCGTTATCTTGAATCTGTGTGACCACTGTGTTTGCTGGGAATTGACCTGAAGTAACTGACATACCTACCACGTGTCCTTTGCCTTCCCAATCTGCTTCTAAGAAGTAAGTGTAATTTCTGTTTCCTCCAACATTGAACCAGTTATTAGAAGTTGATGTCATCAGTGCTTGAGTATCTGATGTTTGAGTTGTGATTGAAGCACCACCGTTCCAGTTAACAGATCCACCCGGAGCAATTTGAGCAAAACTTGGCTGACCACCTTGGGCAGTTGTTTGTAGACCTGTCCAACCTATGTCTGCTGGATCAATAGGATAGTTCTGCGGATTTATTACTCCCTGAATAACCAACTGACCTTGTGTTTGTCCTGCTGTAACTGGTTCTGTGGTAATTTCAATACCATCCAGTAGCAACTGAGCTCTGTTTAATAGATCTCTATCTCCTAAATCTCCAATTAAGGCATTGGAAACTGATGGAGCCAATCTCATTAGGAACACAGTCTGTTTGATAGTTGATAATGCTAATCCTGATCCTGAGTAACTGAATAAGTATCCTCGGTCTTCATCAAAATTACCATCTGTTAAGTACGCTGATCCCCAGTGTGATATGATTGGAGACGCTGTGTTAGATATTAATACAACTCCTGTGTTTCTAAAGTGTGGAGCCGCCGCACCTGCTGAATATGATCTTGTGGCACCTGCCGCAAAGTTTGTCAACTGTGCCGCTCTTGTACAACCTGTTAATGTATCGTTTGTGATACCTGTGAATGTAATAATTTCGTTATCAATATAAACTGTACCACCTGTTGTTGGGAAGAAACTAGCATCTTCTAATGTGATAGATGTTGCACTAGCATCAATATTTTCTAATAATTTACCGTTTGGTCCTTCATTTGTAACTTCGTAACGTACTGGTTGGTTACCTGTTCTCATAAACGCTTCTGTGTTAACGTTTGAGTTTCTCATTCTGTGAGAAAATATAAATTCACCTTTTTGTCCTCTACACATCCAGTCAATAAATCCAGCCCCGTACCATGAAAATTGAATTCCGATCATCTGCATTTTAGATACGTCCCAATTGTATCCGCTTGGTCCTGTACCATCTAATCTATCTCTGTTGAATTCTGTTTGTTTTGCTTTTTTGTCAACCACAGCACACATTTTCACACCTGATGATGCATTTACTCCTCTGTAATCTGGAGTAATATATGCTGTTGTGTTGTTATCAACACCTGAAACAACGTGAGTCATACCTCTGATAACCACTCTGTCACCTGCTTTGATTTGTTCTCTAAATCTTGTACCTGTACCTGTCACTGTGTTTGAATTTGGAGTAACTGCAACTGTACCAGCCAATTGTCTTGTGGCAGTTCTTTGTACAGCATTCGTAGTTTGTCCATCATATTCCCAGAAAATTCCGTTTTGATCATCAAATATACCTGATCTCACAGTAGCACCATTCCATTTGTATAATGAAACTTGTGGTTGATCTGTAAATTCAGGAGTTGTACCACCCAATGTAATTTTAGCAATTACTGTGAATGATCTTTCATTTAGAACTGATGTTATTGTATACGTTCCATCATAGCCTGATGTTGCTATACCTACCAATCTAATTTGAGCACCAACTTGTAAATTGTGATCCACATCATCTGTTGTCACAGTAATTGTTGATCCTGCTGAAATACCATCTGCTGTTAGGTTTAATATGTCGTATGATGGAGCAAATAGAGCACCAGTTGTGTACATACAACCTTTACCTGATTGATATCTGATATATTTTTTAGATTGACGTATTGCCTGTGCACCGTGTGCCGGTCCACCTGTACCTAATTGAACACCACCATCAAATGGTCTGTGTACGAAGAATGAATCTGGTCTGCCATAAACTGCACCTTGCCAACCTGAATCAGTGATTGCACCAGGTGATCTCACTTGGTATGTTAAACTTGTAGAACTCGGAATTGATGTTGCCAAGAATGGACCTGAAGCCAATATGTGATTGTTTGCACCATCATCAGATTGAATAACAACCAAGAAAGCATTTCCTGGAACCAATCCGTGTGGTGTTGTAAATGTTACTCTAATTGTTGCCAATGCTGAGTAACTGATTGTAGCACCTTGATTGATTGAAGTTGAAGTTGGATCTGAAATTGTAACTGATGAGTAAACTGATAATCCTGTACCACCAATTGCTACTCCACTGTGTGTATTTTGTGTCACTCCACCGCCTGTATTAATTGCTTGAACCCTTACGATAATATCATTGGCTGGTGTTTGTCCACCTAAACTTGTTCCTGATATTTTAATTCTATCTCCTACAGAATAATTACTTCCTGATTGAACTACTGTACATTCTGTGTAAGAAGTTGATGAATCAGTGTCGTTAGTTCTTGTGACACTGAACTGAGCTCCAACTCCTATTGGTGTTCTGTTTGTTCCTTCAACATTCAATGCATTTCCTGTTCCTGTGTTTGCTGTACCTGTTGCGGCACTAATTGCAGTAACAACACCTGTTGACACAGCATCAACTGATGTAATTGTGAAAGTTAAATCGTTGGTCGGAGAAGATCCAAATACCTGTGTACCAAGTATTTTAAATTCTTGATCAGCATTGAAATTTGAACCAGCAGTGTTAATTGCTAGAGTGTACGAACCTGCATTGAGTGTTACATCAACGGTTAATCCAGAACCAACTCTTAAACTTTTGTTTATATTTGTGTATGTTACAGAATTTACTGCTGTACCTGAAACAGTGTAAGTAGCAATCGCTCCACCTGTAACAGTATCGATAGTGATTGTTACATCATTAGTCGGTGATAAACCGCCAACTGCTGTACCAAGTATTGTGATTGTGTCTAAAGCCGCAAAGTTTGATCCGTTGTTTGTGAATGTTGCTGAATATGTTGTTCCTGTTCTGTTAATGTCTACAACAGCGCCTGTTCCTGTACCACTTGTAGTATAAGCAACGCTGGTATAATCAACATTTGCATCTGTACCTGTGCCTGAAACAGACAATCCTGTAATTCCGCCATCTACATTAACACTTGAAACGTTAACATAAGCATCATTGGTAGGTGTTGCTCCGCCGGCATCTGTACCATTGATATAAAATAAATCTCCTACTTTGTATCCTGAAGTACCATTCAGTGCCGCTGTACCTGTTGATGAAACAGTTGCGATAGCACTTGCTCCTGCTCCTGAAACTGTGCTGACTGTGATTGTTACATCATTTGTAGGTGATTGTCCACCTAAACTTGTTCCTAAAATCTTTAATTGTTGACCAACTCCATAATCATCACCTGGATTATTCAAAGTCACTGTGTAACTTGTGCCTGATATTGTAACATCAAATGTGGCATTTTGTCCGCCAACATTTGTGCCTGAATTTAAACCTGGATAACTGTTTGTGTCAACAGATGTTCCTGTAACAGTAAAAGTTAAAATACCACCGTTGCCATCAACTGAATCCACAGTTAATGTCATATCGTTAGCCGGTGATGCTCCACCTAACACTGTACCAGCAAAAGTTAAAGTGTCAGTTGCTGAATATCCATTACCTATACCTGATACTGTTGCTGAATAAGTTGTTCCTGTTCTTGTTACGTTGAATACTGCTGTTAGACCGCCAGCACTTGCTGTTGTGTATGTTGCGGCATTGTATG